CCAAAAACGCAAAGAGGTTTACTTTCATATTATGATGACTTTGAACAAGTTAACATGAAAGAAGGTAATTGGCTAGTGCTAGCTAGAACTAGATTTATGTTAAATGCATTAGAAGATACATTGTATTCAAAAGGTATCTACTATCAAAATAAATTTAAAAAAAATTACGAACAAGATTTATATGATGCAGTTGTAGATTGGGAGAATTTAAGAAAAGGTAGTTTAATATCTACAGATAAAATAAATAGAATAGTTTCTTACATGTCACCAAAAAATTATCAAAGAGAACAATTACAATATTTAAATAAAGATGCACACTACGGTATTGATGAACTCTATAAGAACAGAGGTCTAAACACTAAAGCTGTTTGGTATGAATCGTTTGACAATGCACCAGAAAAGAAAGTTAGATATATAAGAAGAATGAGAGAGAATGGAGAAGAATTAAATAAATCACCACGTATAACACTATCAACTATACACGGTGTAAAAGGAGGCGAACAAGATAATGTGGTTCTCTTGACTGACCTTAGCAACAACACACAAAGAAACTACGAAAAAAATCCTGACGATGAGAATAGATTATTTTATGTTGGCGCAACTAGAACAAAAGATCATCTGCATATCATTAGACCTAAGGATAACTATAAAGGATACAAGATATGAAAAACACATACAAAAAACAGATAGGTGGTGATCACTACCGATCGATGAAGATTCAAGCAAGTGAATTTATAAACAAGAACAACTTGCCGTTTGCAGAGGGTAATGCTATAAAGTATCTGTGCAGACACAAAGCGAAAGGACAGAAAGAAGATTTATTAAAAGCGATACATTATATTGAAATGGCAATAGACAGGGACTATCAAGACACTGAACCTAAAAAAGAATCATGGACAGATGGTTTTAAAAAATGGAGAAAAGAAAATGCAGATACCAATATTTAAACCACAAACAGAGTGGTTGCCACCAACAGATTTTCCAGATCTTGGAAAATACGATGAGATAGCAGTAGACTTAGAAACAAAAGACCCAAACTTAAATAAAAGAATGGGATCTGGTTCAGTTGTAAAAGTTGGTGACGTTGTAGGTGTATCGTTATCTACAGGAGATTGGTGTGCGTATTATCCTATTGCCCATGAAGGTGGTGGCAACATGGATCGTAAAATGGTTTTAAAATGGTTACAAGACCAAATGAATCATGAGTCTACAAAAATATTTCACAATGCAATGTATGACATCTGTTGGTTAAGAGCTATCGGTATAAATGTAAAAGGCAAGATAGTTGATACAATGATTGCAGCAGCTTTGGTTGACGAGAATAGATTACGATATGATTTAAACGGTTGTGGTAGAGATTACATTGGTAAAGGTAAAGATGAGTCAGCTTTGTATGAAGCTGCAAAGTCTTGGGGTGTAGATCCTAAAGCTGAAATGTACAAACTCCCTGCCATGTACGTTGGTGCTTACGCAGAGCGTGACGCACAACTCACATTCGAGTTGTGGCAGGAGTTAAAAAAACAAATAATGCACCAAGATATAAATGACATTTTTGAAATGGAAACGAAACTGTTTCCTGTGTTAGTTGATATGAGATTTTTAGGTGTAAGAGTTGATAAAGAACAAGCTTACAGAGAAAAGAAATTAATGTTAGCCGAAGAGAATCAATTATTAGGTGGTGTATATGCTGATACTAAAATAGA